AAGAGCGGGAAGTTCTGCAAATGATCCTCTTGGGCAATGAGGATTTGCTGACCGCTATCTACGATCAGGAGTATGAAGAATCCCCGGTGGATGCTAAGACCTTTTTCACCGATCCTTATTACTTGGGTGTAACCGGTGGAGACCTCTATCCGCAGGTGTTGGACGACCTTTGTGAGATTTTCAACCCGGAGAGGAATTATCTTGAAGTAATCCTTGGCGGAGCAATCGGATGGGGAAAGAGCACTGAAGTTGAATTTGGTTTGCTTCGGTGCCTTTATGAGATTGCTTGCTTGCGTAATCCCCAGCGGTCCTTTGGTCTCATGGAAGGCTCGTCTATCGTCATCATCAACCTTTCGGTCACGGAGCAACAGGCGCGGAAGGCCATTTTTTCCGGTCTTCTGGCGAAGGTGCGGCAGTCTCCGTTTTTCAAGAACAACTTTGCCTATGATCCTACCGTAGTCTCGGAGCTTCGTTTCCCCAAAGGCATCACGGTGTTCCCCGGAGCTTCCACGGACAATTCCATTCTCGGTTTGAACGTCGTGGCCGGAGCGGTGGATGAAACCAACTTCATGCCCATCATGGAAGTACGGAAGACTGCTGGGGGAAGGTCCGCGGGCGTGTATGATAAGGCGGCGTCCTTGTATAACGCCATGATTCGTCGCATGAAGAGCCGCTTCCTTCGACATGGACGTTTGCCCGGCAAGATGTTTTCTCTTTCCAGTGCGCAGTACCCCAACGATTTTATTGAGCGGAAGGTGCGGCAGGCGCTTTCCGACACGACCATTTTTGCCCGCCGATATGCCCTTTGGGACGTGAAGCGTGAACAGTTCTCTACGCAGACTTTTCCGGTGGAAGTCGGCACGGACCTTTCCGGTTCCCGTGTGCTTTACCCCGGAGATCAGCCGACCGGGAAAGTGATTGACGTTCCGGTGGACTTCCGACCTGATTTTGAAAAGGACTGTGACGGCTCTCTTCGTGACATTGCCGGGGTCAGCACGCTTACCGTGGATCAGTTCATCAAGGACTTCGGGAAGGTGGTGGAATGCGTCAATGAGAAGCGCCGCCACGCCTTCACTAAGGAGTTCACCACCCTTGAGGATGGGGCTAAACTTCGGCTTTCTACTCTGCTCAAGGAGAATCCTCAGAATCCGCGGTGGAAGCCGGTGCTCATTCACAATCCTGAATCCTTGCGAGTGGTTCACATTGACCCCTCGCTAACCCGCGACGCCACCGGCATTGCCGTGGGGCACATTTCCGATATGGTGCGGGTGGTGCGGCGGCAGGATGATGGGACGGAGAAGGTGGAGTGGGCACCCTTCATCGTCTATGACTTGCTGTTGCGTATTGTTCCACCGCGGCACCGGGAGATTCAGTACGACCGAATCCGCGACATTATTTATCGGCTGCAAGAGGTTGGGATGCGGATTGGGTTTGTGTCTATGGATAGCTTTCAAACGGCGGAGATGAGGCAACAGCTTACGCGGCGGCGCATTCCCAACGATGTGCTTTCGATTGACCGCACCACCGAACCATACGAAATTCTCAAGGCGGCTTTGTATGAGAAGCGGGTGGACCTGTACCCCTACCCCGTTGCGATGAAGGAGCTTCGCCAGTTGGAGCATGACCGACTCAAGGGAAAGATTGACCACCCGGAGCATGGGTCCAAAGACGTGTCCGACGCGATGGCGGGCGTGGCTTATATTCTCACTTTGCACGCGGCTCGTTTCTATAAGCCCAAGGTGAGCGTAAGCACATTCGGTTGATTGTCTTTCCGACACGCCCTACTACCTGTGCCCGTCTTTCTTTCAGTGGCGCTTTTTTGTGTTGACACGGCGGAAAAGGCGTGTTACGTTGATGGTGCCCGTTGGGAAAGCACCGTTCACAAAGAACGGGGTGGAGAAAGATGAGCGACGTGAAGGAGAAGAAGCAGCAGCGATTGGCGGAGCGTTGGCGCACTCGGATTCTCGTGGAGCTTGGCACGATGACGGATGCGGCCTTGGCAAAGAAGTATTCCAAGAAGGTCGGATTCGTCATTGGGCGGCACACCATCTTCTATTTGCGCAAGGCCAATGGCATTCCGGCTTTTGAACAGCGGGCGTATTCGCCTCCGTCTTTCCGCGGTCGTTTGGAAGATGCGCACCCGGAGATCAAGGAGTTACTCGGTAAGGTGCCCGTGGTCGCGCTGGCGATGAGGTACGATGTGTCCCGGTCTTGCGTTCGGGCAGCGGCACAACGCCTTGGGCTTCCGACCCGTGCGCAGAATTTCGACGATGTGATTGCCGCGGCAGAGGCTAAGGTACAAGCGACGGCGTAGGCTCAAGTCAAGAAGCAAGATCAGGCGGCTTTGTTCTCAACTCGCCGGTCAATCACGTCCGTTAGCATGTCGCAGTACACGGTATCCACCGTTTCCACCGTCGTCCACTTACCCCGGCGGATGCAGCCAAACTCCACGGTATAATCGTCGGAGCAGGTGAGCCATACGATGACCCATCCGGTGAAGTGGCGACCGGAGACGTAGAATTTCAAACCGCCTTCCATGAAGCTGCCAAAGCGGTGCGTCTTTGGCATGGCGATCAGCTTGCGCATTCCCCAAGAGCCGGGCACGAATGGGCCGTGCGCAGCAAAGATTTGGGCGCGGATGATGCTGGCGATTTCCATGTGGCGTTGCATTGTCAGTTCCTTTCCGTATCAAAGAGCGACTCGATTTCCCGAAGTTCGTTTTCCATGTCGGCAATCTCTTCCGGGGTGGCGGTAGCGCGTGCGGCTTCAAGTTCTGCCCGCAAGCCTTCGAGCATCTTCCCCGCCGCTTCAATCATTTCTCGGTGTGTCATGGTCCGTGTCCTTTCTCAGTGTCTAGGGGTATTCTGACACGCCTTTTTCGGCTTGTCAAGGAAAAAGTGCAAGCGATTGCATTTTTTCCTGGCCTCAAAATGCGGGGCACCCGGCTTTGCGACCGGGTGCCTTTTGGTGGGCTTTGTTGGAGGGGCCAAGTGGCAGTGTGGATGCTTTATAACACGACTTTTTTGGCTTGTCAAGAGAAAAGTGGGGTGAGAAACCTTTTTTGGCCCTTCCCGCGACTTCTTTTTTCTTGACACGTCGGGAATGGCGTGTTAGGTTTGGAGCAGGGACACGAAGGGGGACTTGAATGCAATGCTCAATCTGCGGTGGTGAGTTGGTGGAGATGGGGGTGCTTGGCCGTTTGGTTCACCTTTGCTGCCGGAATTGCGGCCTGTGGTTCACTAAACGGAAGCGTCTCAAGCGCAAGGCGTCAAAGTAATGTCTTTGACAAAAGAGGAAGAGGCGTTGGCGGAGCTTGCCTTTGGGCGCATTCTTCGCATGGCTTTCCGCCCCGCGCAAGCGGGGGACGTGGAGGAATACTACCGGTGCCGGGGGATCATGCTCGATCTTCTTGAGCCGGTATTTTCTTTTCAGGATACGCGCCCCAACTACGCCCGTGACCGTCTAAAAGGTGCGGCGGGGGGCTGACATGGTAAACGACAAGGATTTTGTTCTCATTGCCGGTGATCCTTCCAAGTGGGACGCTGAAATACGCTCCCTTGCCGGGAATGTGTCTTTGTCCGCGTTGCAGAGTGCGCAGTTCATGGACGGGAGGCGCGGTGCGATTCTTCAACCGGTGCATGGTGGCAGAGAGTGGGTAGTCACGCATGACAGTTCCCTTTCTGGTTTTGTGGCGATCAACGGCATGAAACCGGTGGTGGACAAGCTGGTGGCGATCCGTGTGGGAATCGCGTGGGCGGAGAGGGCTCCGTTGAAGCGGGAGTTCTATGCTCGCCGGGTAGATGTGACACCGGAAGAGGTTGAAGCGGCGAGGAGGGCTGGATGATGGTGTGGAGACCTGAGACAGAACGCGGTGCTTGGGTCGTGCGGTGCTCTCAAAGACCGGGAAGAAAAATAATCTTTCAGTTGACAACGCTTTTTGGGTGTGTCAGAGTATCCGGTAATGAGTGAGGTTGCGCCAGCTATCTTGAGGGAACCGGAGAAGTTGGTGGGCGTACCGAGTGAGAAAAAGCCTTTCTATGTTCGCTGTCCGCAGTGTCAGGTGCCTATCAGAATCTTAGATCGAGAGCGGAACGCAAAGCGCACGCTTTGTACGTCCTGCTTCTCGGTTTTTGATCCTGAGACACAGCGGGTGTTGGTGAAACGCAATCTTCGCAACACCGATCCAATTGATCTTGACGACTTGGATGAGGTCAAACTATGAAACGATTTGTACTGGCGCTTTTTCTCTTCACCTTGGCTGTGTTCGTTCCCTTGGCGATCTCTGCCGCGCCCTCTCCGTTGCCGGTCATTGAGGGGGGCCGGGCGACGTACTATGCGGAGCCTTTTCATGGAAGACGGACAGCTTCGGGTGAAATCTACGACATGAACGCCATCACCGCGGCTCATCCGCGGTGGCCGTTTCACTCTTTGGTGCGTGTGACAAACAAAGATAATGGCAAGTCGGTGGATGTGCGTATCAATGATCGTGGTCCCTTCACCTGTGGCCGACGTGGGGGTGCGCGGTGCGTGCAGTGGGTCAGGCGTGATGATCGCCACATTGATCTCTCTCGTGCCGCCTTCTTCGCGATCTGTCAAAACTGCGGCAACCCCATGACCGTGCGCCTTGAAGTGCTCCGGTGGGGTGCCGTTCCGCGAGGAAGTCGTGCCTGTGTTGTGGAAGCGGCTCCATGAGTGGGCGGTGTGGCGGTGCATCCGGCGCTCCCAAAAAGAACGATCCCGCTTGAAGCCGTTGGCGGGAGTGTTGAGAAGGAAGCTCTACCTCTTGACCGTGCGGAGAGTAGCGTAGCGGGTGTGCAATTCGTCAAATCTATTCAGGTGATTGGCTTTGAAGGGCGGAGACCAAGAGAGAAGATGCGGCTCTCCCTTACCTGCCAGCACATACCGGATGTATTTACGGTGTTGGTACCCTTGGTTCCGCTGGTGCAGGCGTTGGACTTGTTCTCTGGTGACTTTGAAGATTTGGATTTTGATTTTCACCTGAAAAAGAAGAAGCTCCACCTGCTTTGCCCCTTTCTACTTTTGGTGGACGTGTTGGAGCGGGATGGAGCCTTGCTGCGTTACGAGAGGTCTTTAGTGAAGGATGGTCCAACCCCTCCAAGAGCAGAGTAGAACGTGTCCGAGCGGATTTACCAGCACGTCACCGAGCATCATGGACGTGTGGTGGATTCCTTTTTCTTCTAGGAAAGCGTTGGCTTCGCCATCGGGGGACCAATTCTCTCCCTGCATAGCGAGAAACACCCCGTCGATTCCGTTTCCATCGGGGAAGCCAACGGTGCCTAAGAGGGTGTGTGTTTTCTCCAAGCGTTTCGGGTCGATAGGAACGGGATCAGGAAGCCAGTCCTTTCCGTCATCCGCAATCTTGCGCAGGGACTTTTCTTGCGCCAGATTTGGAATGAAACCCCTTTTCAAGTACCATACTTGGACTTTTCCGGGTATGAGGCCGAAATCTTGCAAGGTTGTTCTTTTCATAGTGCCACCATTGAGCGGGATTCCGCCGGAAGTTCGTGGTCAAGCAGGGGGCGTCCGTTTTCCGCGTGGAAACGGCGTCCGTCCATGTAACGCGGGAACGTGCGCACGATGCTCTTTTCGTTGATTCTCAGGACACGCATGATCGGATCGTGCCCATACTTGGCTTTGAAGGCGTCCGCGAAGCACGCCGCGTCGCTATCTTCTTCCAGATAGACGAAGTACCCGGTGTGGGGCGTCTGGAAAGAGTAGGACGTGATCTCGGTGGCGATTCCGAGTTGTTCTAAGAAGCGCCGGGCCACCTTGAGGTAGCCATGTCCCGGATCGGAGATGAAATTGAAGGGGCGGTTCGGATTCAGTTCCGCGGTGCTTTCCGTCCGGGGATGCCAGCAGGTTTTGTGGGTTCTGGTACGCATCGCCTTGCCCTTTCGTGGTCCGTGTCATCATGGGCACACTCTAACACGGCTTTTCCGGCTTGTCAAGGAAAAAAGGCGTACAAGCGTGGAAAGTGGGGTGTCCCGGTGATTCGGTGGACGAAAGTTCAAGACCCCGGTGCTTGAGTGTGACCCCGCCTTTTTGCCGAGCGCGCCCAATTGCGGAGAGCCGGTCTTGAGTTCCTTGAGCGGGTGAAGAGTGCTCCGAGACCCGGCACCTAAGAAACCGGTGGGGTTGTCTTTGCGTTTGGTGCCGGTACATGGCCCCCGTCCCTTTTGATTTTCTCGCTTGCCTTTTTTACAGATTGCCGGTATCCTTGTCGTAGCGATTTCTCGAAAGGAGAGGGCCGATGGCAGTTCTCAAAGTGTTCCACACGGACAAGATTGACGGAACTTCCATTCAGGAGACGGCGCTTGCGGCGGACGATTTCGTGAAGTATTTGGCCGCGCAGCAGGCGGTGGACCCGGCGCAGATGGACACGGCGATGAGTGACAACGGTTTCACCATCACGATCATGTCCGGTCTGAGCGACAGTGACTTTGGTGGGCCGCAGTAAGGACGGGGGTGAAGCATGGCCGGAATCAAAGCCTTTCACACGGACAAGATTGACGATGCTTCAATCAAGGCGGTTGAGGCGGATGCCAGTCTCTACGTGGACTCCCTGCGTCCTGACACGGTGGTACAGGTGCGCACGACCAAGTGTGACAACGGTTTCGTGATCGTTGTCATGGACGGTTTGAGTCGGTTCGGGGTGATTCTGCCGCCCAACTAAGCGGTGGGTGACGCATGAAGGACAAACGCGGAGGCGTGAGCTTTCAGG